GTTCGCACGACTAGCCGTTCGCAAAAGACGCCGGCCACAGTGAAGAAGCTCTTAGAGTGGTTAACCACCATTCCAAGGGATTCAAGTGTGGAGGTATACCTCATTGCAGTCTGGTTTCTCCAGATTGCAACGAGGTCGTCTCCACATATTCTGTGGTCGTCCTTGTGCGCCCCTGCGTTCCACGCTGCGAATCCATTGAGAAGACATAGGACTATCCAAGTCGGGCCCAGACCCATGTGTATACCACCTTTGGTAACACGTCCGTCTGGGAGTTGGTGTGGTCCGAATATCTTCAGGAGCGTATCCAGCGAGCACGGCGCTCCGATTCTCTCGTACAACTTGGTAGCTACTCTTTGTGCTACTTCGTGCGGGATGAAATCGGTCGCCGCTGTGAGGTCAGCAGAGAAGATGTCACCATCTCCTTCTGTTGTCTCGAGCTCGACTGGACGGTTCCTTAGGATGTCCCTCGTCGTAACGACGCGGCGCAGCTGGCTCAGCCAGCGCGCCGTGACGTTCCGTGCGATCAGGACCTCCTCAATGGAATGGAGGGTCACCACTCGAATCTTTCCTCCAAGCTCTGTTACGGAGCAAGGTTCGAGTGGTGGCGGGGACATCAGGTAGTCACGTGTGAATTTACGATTCGCGTACTCAAGGGCTTCCTCTGGAGTGGTACCGATTGTGGAGGTCTCGCGTTGATGAAGAGTAACCGACTGTAGGTTACGAACAACATCGCGGTTGTCCACATAGGTAGTCTTCTCTAAGAAGTTACTTGACGCCCGAAGCGTAAACAGATCCCTGGCTGCCTGATAGTCCCTTTCCAGTTCATCCATCACCAATTTCTGCGCTGCAGCGGCCTGTCCCCCTTTCTTGCGGGGACAGCCAAGGCATGCACGGTCGTTTGGTGTGGAGGCTGGAGCCTCCATGGAAGGTGCTGAGAGAGGTAGTATGTCGATATATCGGTCAATCCGTTCGAGCAGAGCTCGATCCCATACTACGTCTCTCATCCACCTTCCTTCCGCATCCTCCTTTGCCCTTTGAACCTGCACGTCGCTTATGGTCCACTCCACCGACCGGCTGACGGTAGACGCTTGGAATTTCTTCTTCGAAGAAGTATCAAGCGCCTCCTGTCGCCATCGGTGGCACGTGGAACTCAGGGATGGTTTTCCTGATGCCATAAGGTCCGTTAAGAATGTTATGAAGCTGAGCCATAGGTGTCGGTTCCGTGGGCGGTGGTAATCTTTTGGATTACCGTTGGCCATGGTCCAGCTTGTGCGCAAGGCTGCGTAGTGTTTGATGACGGGCGAGATGTGGGGGTTCAAGGGGTCTCTCATCAATGCCAGCAACCTGGCAACCTTAGGATGGAGGTCGTAGCTCTTAGGAGCCGCGATCTTTCTGGCTGATTTCAGGAAGCTTCCCCAGCGGGATGGTATCCCCCTGGTTCTTCTTGA